GTCTTTGCCATTCAACCCGGGCTCCCCCTTGGGCCCCGGAGTCCCAACTCCGTCTTTGCCATTCAACCCGGGCTCCCCCTTGGGCCCCGGAGTCCCAACTCCGTCTTTGCCATTCAACCCCGGCTCGCCCTTCTCCCCCTTCCCGGGCGCTCCAGGTTCACCATCATCTCCTTTTTCTCCCGGGGGACATGGTACCGGCGCCCGAGCTTCAAGGCTTGCAATGCGGCTGATCAACGGTTGGAATTCCCGCTGCAAATATCCGTGTAAGCCCTCAATAAACTTTTCAACGTCAAGCATGGGGCACGTCCATTCCTTTGCTGTTCAAAAGCCAAAGCGCATTTTGAGTCTGGTCCGTTTCCTTGGGGGGCGGAGCGGGCGGCGTCGGCCCTGCGCCGGCCGGGTTATTTCGATCCCGCTCATCCAGTGCGGAGAGCGAATAATTCTGCTGCTGCAAATAAGGGGTCGCCCCGCCTTTGACCGGAGGCAGGGACAATTTACGGCGCCCTTCATTCGGGGCCATGATTCCCGCCTTAACGCCTTCGGCGGCCGTCCGCATTTGCAGCGCGGAATCCATCCGCATCAAATCATCGAGATCAAATTCGGTTTGATACTTTGTGGGAAGGCTCAGACCATCATCGAGGAGCTGTTCAATCCCTTCGATCAGGCGCTGCAGGCAGCCGGCATAATAAATTTTGTCCAGCACTTCGGCGTTATCGTAGGTCGGCATGGGACCGACGTAGATTTTGTACGGGGGAACCTTGAAGATGGAGCAGATCTTTTCGTCGCTCCACTTCAATTGTTCGATCAATTGCGAATCGACCGCCGTCTGGGCCATGGGTTCGTATTTTAGCCCGTCTCCCAGCACGGCAACCTTTCCCGCATTTTGCCCACTGAATTTCGTTTCCCATTCGGTCTTCAACCGGTCGGCAGTAGGTTGGCTGATCATTCCCGGAGCGGTAAGAATTCCTCCTGGCCTGCTATTATTCCCGAAGAAAGCCGTTGAGGCTTGTTGGATATTCAGCCCCTGGCGTGTGGCAAGGTTTCCCGCGAATAATGGGGGAATGCCCACCAGCGGATGAAAAAGGCATTCCATCGTATCATGGATGATTTCATAGGCGGGGGCCGTAGGAATGTCCGTTTGCAGGTCCGGAAGATAATCCTTGCTCAGCCTGTAAAAAACGGATCCGTTATCAGAGACCAGGACCTGCACTTTTGTGGGGTCCAGGACATGGAGGCCGGTGACGAGTTGGCGGCCGTCCCTCTCTTTGAGGACATAGGTGTTTCCCCAGATGAGCTTGCTTATGACCCACTGCTCGATAAACTTCTGGCGGGTCTGATAGGCATTGGGTTTACGAAGGACGGGAGAAAAAGCAGGCGTATCCACTTCGGACCAAATGCCCTGCTTGAATTCGGTCAGACGAAGCCTCAGCTTTCCGATATCGGCCGCTATCTGGGTCACGCAGGCATAAACGGTGGGGTGGGCAAGAGCAACGTCGGCCGAGAGTTCTATGTTTTGCTGGAAGGCCCCGAGGAAGCTTTCAAAAACGATGGGGATCCAGCCACGGTCATCAATGGGATAAAGAGATTTTTCCTTTTTGCTTTCCCGCGCCCGCTCTAAATCTTTCGGAGTGGTGATGTAGTATCTTCCGTCTTCATTCCACGGAATCATTCTTCCGCCTTCATATCGCGTCGCCGGTATCTGCGCGTGGGCTTCTGATCGGGGGACGCGGTTCCCTCCGGTTCGGATGGGTTCCCCTGCCGGTCAACCGGTACTCCGGTCATCCGGTCCGCCGGTCCGCCCATCATACGCTCCGACTGGCTGACTGGCTGACGGGCTGACGGGCTGACTTTTAGCGGTTCCGGGACGAATTCCTTGGCGTGCCCCAGCAGCTCAAGGATCTTCGCATCTTGCTTTTTGGAGACGTCAAACCTCGATCCGGGCTTGACCAATTTCCCGGCATATCGAAAGGGACGTAGGGCAATCATTTGGGTCATTTTCCACCAGGGAGCGGTCCTCCCCGGAAAGGGACGGGGAGGACCTGGTTGGGGGTTGGGGTTTAGGATGATTCGCCGAAGGACGCGGTATCGATGTACTGAACGACACCGGTCCGGCGTTTGGCAAAATTGATCGGCCGCACGATTTTGATGGCCGTACTTTCCGTCTGGAACATGCTTACCGTCTTTTGCGTCGGAGCGGCCGGGGTTTGGGAATCCATAGCTGGGTTAGTAGCCATTTCGATCATCGCCTCTCTGCTGACGGTGACCTGGACTCCGCCATCTCCGATGCGGTAAATATCACTCGGTTTCAGGAGAATAAAATCACCGGACCCCACGTTATCCCCGGTGACAACCGGATCGCCGAGCAGAGTCCCACCATCTTGGTTGATCGTGGGAAACTCCGCTAATCCGAGCGCGTTGGAAAGTAATTGGATTGATTTTGCCAGGGCTGGATTCATGACGAAGTACAAACCAGAGGCGTTTTTGGCGGTGATGAAGGAGGCATAAAGGTCGCGGACATCGGCCCTCACCCCCGCAGCGTCGCTCCCGTTGGTTGCAATCGGGGTTACCACTGCCGTATTCGCATCCTCATAGAGCATGCCGGAGGGAGAAACGCCCGCAGATTTCGCAGTTGCCGAGAGGAAGGTCGCGTCAATTCTTTGTGCCGAGGCCTCCACCAGGGCATCCCGGACAAGCATTTCTGCTGCCGGGGTTGAATCACGCAGGAGTTCATTGGTTACGACCGCCAGAGCCGCCACCTTCAGGGGGGTCAGAGAAACATCCATGAAGGTCATGGCGGTCGCCGGGATCGCCGCCGATTCGCCCACCCAGTAGCCGGTCGCGGCCCCATCGCGGCCCTTGATTGTGACGTTGGCCGGGATTACTCTAAGCGGGAGTCGATCGAACAAAGTTCTTGCCTTGAGATATTCGATAAAATCCCCGGTGTAGCGGGTATCTGCTAAAACCAACTCCGAGGCCCAATGGGAAGTTGTACTATCTCCGCCGTGGACATCCGTCTTTATCAATTCGACCAAGGTTGGGTTGGTCTGGCCCCAGCGCCTTTCGGCGATGGCTACCGGAGAAACGTCTTCGAGGTGCGCGAGAGCTTTGGCAATAATCCGCCGGGTAAAGTTCTGACCCTTGAAGATCTCCTCCTTGTCTTTCGAAACGATGACGGTCACTCCCCGGCTTGGGGACGACATGCGTTGATTGGGCTCGGACGTGATCGCCTTCGCGGTTGCGGCGTTCATGCACTCCACGGTTTTCTGGCGGATATCGCCGTCAAGCTGCTTGATCTCGGTTTCGAGGGTGGAAAATTCCGAGGTCTCGGATTCGTTCCAATCCCGGGATTCCGTTTTAACAATCTGCGCGAGCTCGTTCATCCGGGCCGCTTTCGTCTGCCGGGCTTCTTTCAATTCAACAAGCTGCTCCTGAATCGTTTTCATTGGTTTTCCTTTTTCGGTGGATTTTCCCGAGACGCCGGGAGGGGTTTTTGGCAGGCCTAACGCGGCCAAGATCCTATCATCGACGGATTTGATTGCCGTTATAGTTGCTTCTACATTGATGGGGAGCGTCGCGGCGCTAAGTTCATACCATGCCCACTTAGTTATTCTCTGTCCATGGGTGCCCTGGATTGGGAAGCTTTCAAGGGCCCTGAAACCTATGGATAAACCCCTTACGAGCCCGGCTTTAATCATCTGCCATACCAAAGTGAGCCTATTCTGAAGCTCCCCGGGCTCATCATAAGTAGCGATTTCACCCTCGATCGGTATCCCTTTGGAGTTTGGCTTCGCTGAGGTGATCCATCCGATCGGGTCACGGACATCATGATGCCAAAGGAACGGAAGGGGGAGTTTGAACTGTGCTCCCTCCGGCTCGACGATGTCGCCCACGCGATCGGTGGAGGGAGTAGAGGCAATGCCGGCGAACCTTCTCGCCTTGGTATCGACGGATTTTATTTCGAGGATGGAATAGGCGCGATGTATGAGGCCAACCGACTTGTCGCTCAGGCCGAGAGCCTTTCGATGGCTTTCGAGGTGTGCCTTGACCGCCGCAGAGGCCTCCTGCCCGCTTCTGCCACCCTGTGCTGCGGACCACGCTGCATTGAGACCGCCCTTGTGGAGGTACATCGTTCCGGTGGTAAAGATCCCCTGGTCGTCTTTCCCTCCGCCGTCTTTCACCCAGTGGTGGGGATACTTCCAGGTGCTCTTCTTCCCCGCCTCTCCTTCATCGGCGAAAGCGGGTCGGGGAAGGGAGGTTTTATCGACTGTACCCCAGTCCGGCTCGGAATCTGCCAGGGTGCTATTGTGGGTAAACTTTTGGACGAGGATCATGGCCACCTCCTGGAGCGGACCTTACCCCGGATGCGGCCGAATGTCTAATAAGGGTGAGAAGGATAAGACAGAAAATTAAAAAAGGGGGCATTTTGGCCCCCTTTTGGGTTGATTTGTGGATTGTTTATGCCTGCCGTTCCCAGCCGCGTCGTGCCGTACCCTGTCGCGCCACGCCGAGCCTGCCAGACCTTGCTCTGCCGCGCCTAGCCTCGCCTCGCCACGCCATGCCTCGCCTTGCCCAGCCTGCGTTGCCTTTATCAGACTTGTGCACCCGCTTTTGCTTCGGTCCCTTCGTTTGTAAGTGGTAATACCTCCTGCCCTAGAGCCTCGTCCACCCTGGAAAAGGCTTCTCCCAAATGTTTCAGCTCTCGATATTTTGCCTTAAAGGTCTCCCATTCCTTTCTTGCGTCTGCCAAAAGCTGTTGAAGCCTCTCTGCATTATCCAGGATCGAGACCATGGTTCGATATCCGCCGCCGTCCATCTTCCGATCGGGAGTCAAAGAGACATAGGCTCGGTATTCCTTTTGTTCTCCGGGGATGATCGTAACGGCGATTCGAATCAGCATCCGGGCTTCTTGCAACCTCCACTGGTGAGCCGCCTCCGTATTATCCCAGGTGAATTTATCATGCAAAGAAGTCTCCGGGTTTTTGGCAAATTCAACGACGTCCTCAGCCTTCAGAATTCCACCATGCTGAGCATAGATATATTCCAGTTCTTCTAAAACTTTTACGTTTTTCATAATTTTCCTTTCTCAAAAAGATTATCCGTGCCATGCCAAACCGCGCCGCGCCGCGCCAGGCCACGCCCAGTCTCGCCCCGCCTGCCCTGCCCCGCCGAGCCTTGCCACGCCAAGCCAGGCCTGGCCCAGTCTCGCCTGCCCCGCCGGCCTTGCCTTCCCTAACCTTGCCTTGACAGTCCTCGCCGAGCCAGGAACCTCGAATCCTAAGCTTCCATATGGGCCTTAGTGATAAAGGTTCCCCATCCCATCCCGGCTGATTTTCTGGAATCGGGTCTTCCTTCTCCGATTCCCACCTGGAAGCCGACCCGCATCAGAAGGTTGCTTACATCCTCAACGGAAAAAAGGTCCGCGTCGAATTTAAGCCTAAGTTTGGCTTCCCACCCTTCATCCCACATGGCTCTCGCCCGAATATCTGTCACCCCGGTTTCGAGCCTTACCGAATGTTCCACGTAGTGAGGTTCACCTTTCGTGATTTTAACCAGCGGCGATCCATCATTGCGGTCAAACCCATCGGCCTCAACAAAAAGTGCCAATTTGGCCAACGTCATTTTGAACCCGCAAACCCGACAGGCGGAGATCGCCGCCGCCCTGAACCCGGCTGCCGGGATTCCGTTCCAGCCTTCTTTCGAAATATGCTTTGATTGCTCATAGCAAACCTGAAAATCCTTGGCCTCTCGAACTTTTCCCTTTTTTGCCTGTGTGCCGGCTTCCTGCTTCGATTTCATTTGTTCCTTGGCTTTTGCCGGGAATGCGTTCTGAACATACGGGGCCGTTCCTACAATCACGAATTCAACTGTCGAAAAATTTGGAGCTTTGATCTGGATTGCTTTTTCAATCTTACTCATTTGGTTTTTCCTTTCTTTCTTGGCCTTTTGGTCTCTCCATCCAAAGGATGCCTGGACCTATGCCAGTTGAGGTTAAAGAACAAAACCCATTTCCTATTTATTT